TGGCGGAACGAAAAGGTACTTTTTTGGTACTAATTCGTTCTTTTTTGGAACATTGATAAAAATAAATTTGCATTTACAAAAATAATGTAGTATATTTGCTGCATGATGGCTGACCACATCAAATATAAAAAATTTTACAGCCTTTGTAGGGGGAGTAGTCGGTCAGGGCGAAACCTCGACAAAGGCTTTTTATTTTTATGGCAACAATAACACATTTTTTAATTACTGACAAATACAGTAACAGCACCGCAAAGATTTATATTAATTCTGAGAATAGGATTTTTATTTGTGTCGGTGGAGATGTAGACGATATTATGGATTCACATTTTATCACTTTGGATGATGAAGATTTGACCTCTCTTATAAAAGAGTTGCAACGTTTACAAAATGAAATTAAAAATGGCTAAAGACACATTTTACTTCACACACGATTATAACTCTCGTTCCGACGAAAAGATTAAACTATTGATTCGTAAACACGGGATGACTGGCTACGGTATATTTTGGGCTATAATTGAGGACTTATACAATAATGCGAACGCATTGCGCTTGGATTACGAAGGCATTGCATTTGATTTACGAACGGACGTTGAGGTGGTTAAAAGCATTATAAACGACTTTGATTTATTCGTGTTCGACTCTGAGAATTTCGGCTCTTTATCCGTTCAAAGTAGGATTGAAAAAAGAAACGAGATTAGCAAAAAGGCCAGTAAAAGCGCATATACTCGTTGGGAAAGACACAGGAATGATGCGAACGCATTGCGAGCGCAATCCGAAGGCAATGCTATAAAGGAAAGTAAATTAAATGAAACTAAACCAAAGGAAACTAAACCAAATAAACCAAAGGACGAAATAATTTGGCCTTTTGACAGCGAAGAATTTAAAAACCATTGGGGGCTATGGGTAAGGTTTAAAAAAGAGCAGTTCAAATTTACCTACAAATCCGACTTATCATTGCAGGGGGCTTTAAAAGAACTTGCCGAATTGTCGGGCGGAATTGAGGAAACGGCTATAAAAATAATCAACCAGTCAATAAATAAAGGATGGCAGGGATTCTTTGCACTAAAAACTGGGGTTAAAACCGATTCTAACACCACTCAGACGAACAAATTTGCCGCCAATGATGCTGCGGCTCAGGAAATATTAATCAAGCTACAAAACGAAGAAAATCATGATTAAATACGAATTACACATAGGAGAAACATTTGACTTAGAAAAAGGAGAAAAATGTGCAAAACAAATTATACAGATAACAGAAGAGCAATTTGCTGTTATCCAACAGTTCGCATACACAAAAAAAGATGCCGACTTAAATACGATTTATAAGTTAAATGATTGTGAGTTTAAAGTATATCCGTATTTTAACCTTAACCCCCAACCAAATAACCTCTAAATAAACGTATAAAACTATGGAATGGATAAAGTTTAAAGACAAAAAGCCTGAGTTAAACCAAGAAATATCAGGTAAATACATAATTCACCGTTTTGGGGTAGCCGAAGAAACAGGCGAATCTACTGGTGTTTTTTTAGGCATGAACCCAGTAATTAACAGGCCAATGGTAGATACTGGGTTAGATGATGATGGAGGGTGCTATTTAGAGTTCGTATACTGGAAGCCAATTAAAAATAACCACTAAATAAAACAACATGGAAACATTAAAAGAAAACGAAATCAGGATTGGGAAACGAATTAACAATCAAAAGTTGAAATAATCGGAAATAATCACTAAATTTGTACAAAATTGTATTTTATGCCATTCAAAAAAGGTCATAAGAAAGTAGGGGGCAAAGTGAAAGGCCAACCAAATCAAAAGACTATCCTTTGGGACTCTTTCGTTGAACATTCACTAAATGGTGGACTTGAGAAATTCAAGACTGAACTTAACTCGTTAAAGGGCTATACTTACGTTAGTGCCTACCTAACCCTTTTGGAGTACATGAAGCCTAAGAGAGCAAGGGTTGACGAGGATGGACAAACCGCTTACAACGTTATTACAGTAATACCACCGACAAGTAAAAAGTAATGCAGGACGAGTACGAATCACAAACTTTCTGGCGGTGAAAAAAACAGTCGTACAATGGTGTGACTGGTCGGAGATATTAAACGAGCGTTTTATACCGCTTATAGACAACAAAGACCGTTACTTGATATGTTACGGTGGGCGTGGCTCGTCAAAGTCTGTGTTTGCCGCAAAAAAGCTAATTTACAGGTGTTTAACCGAAGACTACTTTAGGTACTTACTTGTTCGTAATACCTATGCCACGATAAAAGATTCAAGCTACCAGACCATAAAGGATATTATCTTTGAGTTAGGCCTTCAATCCTTATTTGAATTTAAACTACAACCACTTGAGATACATTGCATTAACGGTAATTGCTTTATCGCTCGTGGCTGTGATGACACCCAAAAGATTAAGTCCGTAAAAGACCCCACAGGCGTATGGTGGGAGGAGGACATACCAACGGAGGCTGACTTCATCACCGTAACTACCTCAGTAAGAACGACAAAAGCCGATTATTTACAAGAGATTTTCACCATTAACCCAGAGGTTGAGGGTAACTATACCGATAACTGGTTTTACAAATCATTCTTCGAGAAGCACTATCCAGAAAAGACTTTTAGCTCGGTAACAAAGTTAAAGATTGATGAAAATACAGAAGTTGACCTCACATACACCGTCCATCATTCATGGTACAAGGATAACCGATGGCTACCTGACGAGTTCAAAGCGTTTCTAATCAATCTAAAGAACACCAACCCGTATTACTGGGAAATATACTGTAATGGAAACTGGGGTAATAAACAACTTGGAGGCCGTTTTTACAAGTCCTTTCACTTGGGGAAGAATGTTATTTATACAAAGTATAACCCAACCCTACCGCTTCACATATCATTTGACTTTAACGTTAACCCTTACATGAGCCTTTCGATTTGGCAAATAGAGGGTAAAGTGTGTTTCTTGATTGACGAGATAGCCATGAAAGACCCAGAGAACACAATTAAACATACTTGCCGTGAGTTCACCAAACGATACAACTTACACAACGCTGGACTGTTTGTGTACGGTGACCCTTCTGGAAGAAAAGAGGATGTAGGCCGTGAAAAGGGATTTAACTACTTCAAAGAGATTGAACGTGACCTGTCAAAGTTCAGGCCACAAATGAGAATTGCAACTTTAGCACCACCAGTTGTGATGAGGGGTAATTTCATAAACGATATTTTCGCCTCAAACTTCGACGGCATTTCCATATTTATACACGAAAAATCCGTATACCTAAAGGACGATTTACTGTTCGGTTTGCAAGCCTCAGACGGGACAAAACACAAGGCTAAAGTAAAAGACGAGGCTGGGGTGTCACATGAGAAGTATCACCACTTTAGCGATAATATGGATTACTTCATTTGCGAGGCTTTTAAAGAGTCTTTCCGTAAGTATCAAACAGGTGATGCCTCGGTAATATTCAGGCCAACAGGATTAAACGCTGTCAACCACCGCCAAAGGTTGTAAATAAATACGTCACAAACGGCCTTTTTATTTGCGTGGTAATTTATTTTTGCTATTAATGGCAAGATTACTTCGCAACTTAGATTATGATAGACTTATACAGTCTACTGATTTAACCCAAATCATACAGTCAAACGAACAGATAAAACTCGACGTAGAACAGTCTGCTCAGGCCGAAATGATTGGGTATTTAGCCCAGAGGTACGATGTGCGTTATGTGTTCGCTAATACCTCTGTGTTTGATATTACAGCCGTTTACAAGGCTAAGAACTTAGTTGAATACACAGCCGATGCTTTCGTACAGGCCACAACTTACAATTCAGGCGACTTAGTCGTTTATCAATCTAAGATTTACGAATGTAACACAAACGGAACTACTGGAGCATGGGATGCTTCTAAATGGGATTATGTTTGCGATGACAAAGCCCTGTTTTATGTTACATTGCCAGAAGAAGAATATAACCCTAAAACGACTTACGCTGTTGGTGATGCTGTTTGGTACGAGGACAAAGTTTACACAAACGTGATAGCTTGCACAAATGTTTTACCAACCGAGTCAGCATACTGGGGTACTGGCGTATCTTACTCTGTAACTGGTGAACTTCCAACTAATACCGATTATTGGACGGCTGGAGATAACAGAAACCAACAAATAGTGTTATTCTTGATGGATATTGTTTTATACCATCTTCATGCCCGTATCAATCCAAGAAACATACCAGACCTAAGAAAAGAGAGATACAACGGTAACGACCCAAAGGATGACGGTGGGGCTATTGGTTGGTTAAAAAGGGTTGCAAAAGGTAATGTACAGGCAGATATGCCAGAAAAAATACCAGTTCAAGGGCTTTCTATGCGTTCTGGTAACGCAGCAACAAGTACAAGTCCCTCAGCTAATATGATGTGGTAATGAGTAATAAAGTCAAAAAAATAGTAAATAAAGCGGAGAAAACCCCAGAGGATTCTAAGATTTTCAACGCTATAAAAATCAAAACACAGCTATACAGAACAACTACCGACTTTAACAAGTACCGTAGTGCTGTGGTGGCTGCTGAGAATATTTATACTCCCTTGCGGTATAACCTTTACCAGTTGTATCAACAAACCGAATTAGACCCACAGGTTACAAGTTGCATAAGTCAAAGAAAGACCCTTACATTATCCTCTGAGTTTTACGTTTACAACAAGGACGGCTCTGAGAATGACGAAAAGACCAAGTTAATAAGAACCAAATGGTTTAAAGACTTTGTGTCGATGGCCTTAGATTCTATTTACTGGGGACACTCCCTTATTCAATTTGACAGCATTGCAAACATAGCAGGGGTTGACCAGTTTAAGGATGTTGAACTTGTGCCTCGTCAATACGTTAAGCCTGAATTTCACCGTGTTTCAGATGCGATGTCATCAGGCAAAGATGCTGGGGTGGATTACACAGAAGAACCATACTCTAATTGGTGTATTGCTGTTGGAGGCAAAAAAGACTTAGGATTGTTCTTAAAGTTAACACCTTTGGTTATCTGGAAAAAGAACGCTATGGGGGCATGGGCTGAGTATATCGAGAAATTCGGTAGCCCTTTACGATTAGGGTACACCGATTCAACCGATACCGAGTCTGTACAGAATATGCAAGCCATGCTAGAAAATATGAGTGTTGCCGCTTGGGGTCTGTTCAAAATGGATGACAAGGTAGAGATAAAGGCAGACAACAGGCCAGATGCTTACGAGGTGTACGATAAAATGATTGAGCGGTGCAACTCTGAAATATCTAAGTTAATCCTAAACCAAACCATGACCACCGATGACGGCTCAAGTCGTTCACAGGCTGAGGTACACGAGCGTATTTTGGAGAATGTTGGAATGATGGACAAGGATTTCATTTACAACGTCAATAACAATCAACTTTTGCCTTTACTCAATAATTTAGGTTTTGGGTTGGAGAATTGTTATATTGATATTGAGAGCGAGGATGAGTTCACGATGGAGGAAAAGGCTAAGTTTGATATTGAACTATTGAAAACTGGCAAGTTTACATTCACCCCAGAGTACTTAAAAGACGAATACGGAACTGAGGCTATCCCAGTTATCGAAAGCCCAGACACAGAGTTAAAAGACTATAAAAACGTTCTTTCTAAATATTATCACTAATGTGCGATATTTGCGGAATAAAAAACGCATACGATGGTGAGCCGATTCATTTATTTACCGAGGAGGAGATAGATAGGATAATAACGAGCATTTACGTTGGATTAATCACTAACAGAAAGTTAGACATAAGCACTTACAGGAAAATATCTGGTAAGTTAATGGGCGGTGTTTACGATGGGTACGGCAAGAACTTTCAAGAGATATCTTTTGGCTCTGAGGACTATGTGATGTTAAAGGAGTTGAGGGATAATGTTTATCACTTCTCAGCCGCTAAAACATACCAGCAAACACGTGAGATTAGTGCATTGCTTACAAACAAGGAGGCGGTTAATCCTTTTACTCAGTTCAGGAACGATGCAAAAAAGATTTTCATTGAGTATAACGAGAACTATTTAAGGGCTGAGTATAATAGTGCTATTTCACAAAGTAACGCAGCGGCACAATGGCAACAAATAGAAGCGTTTAAGGACTCATCACCAATGCTAACCTATCACACGGCAGGGGATGGACGGGTAAGGCCAACACACGAAGCGTTAAACAATATTTCACGGCCAGTTGATGACAAGTTTTGGAACACTTACTATCCGCCTAATGGGTGGAATTGTCGCTGTACCGTATTGCAATCAGAGGATGCAACAAAAACCGATTTAAGAGGGTTTAAAGCACCAAACGATGTGCCTGAGATATTCAGGTTTAATGCAGGAAAGGAAAAGATAGTGTTTAGTCCTAAACACCCTTATTTTAACGTTGCTAAAAAGGATAAGGACTTTGCTTTAAATAACTTTGGTTTGCCAATGCCATGAAGTATAGAGAAGCGGATAAATTAAGAAAGGCTCTTAAACTGTTTGAGGCTGAGATACCTAAAATAACTCAAAGCATGGTAAACATAGCCCATGTGCATTTTACTAAGTCTTTTGCCAATCAAGGGTTTACAGATAAAACTCTCGAAAAGTGGAAACCGAGGAAAAGACAGCGTTACAGGACTAAAAGCGGCAGCGTTGTGGATGACACAACGAGGGGAATATTGATAGGTAAAGGAACTGGTAATTTAAGAAAGTTATACAAGCGTGTGACAAGTAAGTATAGCGGTGAGATAACAGACAACCCAATTACAAAAAAATACTCAAGAGTTCATAACGAGGGGTTAAGGGCTGGTAGAGGTAAAGGGTTTATGATGCCTAAAAGACAATTTGTAGGATATAGCCATGTGATGGACTCGAATATTAAAAGAATGATTAACACCAAAATAAGAAAATCTTTTGCACAATGAGCAAGAAAGCATTATACGAAGGGTTGAAAAACGATATTTTAGCCGAAGTGCCAGAAATAAAAACAGTCGCTTTATGGAGAAATAACCTTGAGCGTGAAACGGAGGAAATACCTTTTAATTTTCCTGCCGTGTTTATTGAGTATCTTACCTCAAGTTTTATGGAATCTTCATCAAAGGCTTACCAGACTGTAAACATGACGGTAAGGCTTCACATTTGCTTTAAATCTTACGAAACAGAGGACTTAACGCTACTCGACTTAGTTCAACAGGTTTACGAGTGTGTTCAATTAAAGCAGTACGGATATTTTGGTGTAATGAAAAGGCGTAACGAGGAGCAGAACTTTGACCATCCAAACGTGCAGGATTTTATACAGGATTACGACTGTGGACAAGGCAAGGATTACGGAGCAGACAAACGACCTACAACCGATGCAACTATTGATACAATAACAATTATCCCAGAAATAACAAACGAAATAGACTAATGGCAAGAACAACAGACGAAATACTCGCAACGATGGACGAGGAGCAGGCATCACAACCTGAGTTAACGGAATTAGACAGCCCGTCACAGACCGCAATTTATAAACTTTGGAAGTATATCACGGCTCAAACTATTAACCTATTCGAGCAGTTAATTGACAGGAAACAAGCGGCTATTGAAGAAATATTAGCCAGAGGCCGTGTGTTTAGTGCTGAATGGGTACAGGAGCAATGTTTTTTATTTCAATACGATGCAACTACTCCACAGGTAGTGCAGTTGGTTGATTATGTACCTACTTATGACCCAGTAGACCCAACAAAAAGAATAGTAACCCGTTCTTGTGTTCGTGTTGTTGGTGGGGTAGCGACTATTTTGGTAGCTAAAAACGAACCGCCTGAGAAATTAGTCGCTTTGGAGATTACGGCAATAAACAACTATTTTACAAACACAGGAAACGGAACGAATAAAGGGACTGGAATTGGTTACGTTGGACAGACTTTAAGTTGCTATTCGTTAGACCCAGACTTATTGTTTTTAGAGGCTGAGATATTCTATAACGGGCAATATGCCGCAACTATTGAGGACGATGTTATACTGGCTATTGAAACGTACATAAGTAATTTACCACTTGACGGAAATTTGAGGGTAGTTGATTTGACCGATGTTATTCAAGGTGTGGCAGGGTTTAGCGATATATTTATAAACAATCTATCTTGTCGTTCTGCTGCAACGGCTTGGGGGTCTGGAACAGATTTAATCGCTGCCGATACTTTGGTGGCAACAGAGTACGAAACAGCAGCAGGGTATATGATTGGAGAAACAACGGCAGGGGAAACTTTAGCCGATAAATTAACGTTTACAGCAGTATGAGTATTTTTGTATTTAACCCTTTTAGAGTTGGTGAGGAGCTAACACCACCACAATTAAGAAGGCCACGAATGACGGCTTTTATTCGTGTATTAATGCGCCCTATTCAGTACTTGTCAGATGTTTGGTTTGATGAATATTTCAAAGGGGCGAGTTATGCCGATTATGATAATGCAACGGCTTACGTGATATATGACAGGGTTGTTTGGAAGGATAACGGAGTTTATGAGTTGCGTGTTACCACAAGTACAGGAGTGCCACCTACTGGCAACGCTTTAAGTTCTACCAACTGGCGTAAACTTATGGATAGCTTTATTGGCGTTGATGAAAGGGTGACTTATAACGGTCAAATAATCATACTGGAGGAGGCAATAAACAAACACTTTAGAATTACTGCAAACCCGTATATTTATTTTGAGCCAGTAATATTAGGGGCTTATCAAAACTTCATTAACGTTAAAGTGCCTTTGGCTGTTTACACTACTTTAGGCTCAAATAACACAGCAAGAAACAACAGAGTGAAGGCTTTTTTAAGACAGTACACACTTGCTAACTTGACTTTGAATATAACAAGTTACTAAAGGTAAACCTTGTTTATAAGGTCTTTTTTTACTTCCACTTCACCGTTAATTACCTTAGATGAATCTTTGTAGGCAATGTTTACACGGTATGGGTATTTACCGACAATAGTCTGGAAGTCTGCCGACCCTGAGCCTCTGCCATCGGTGTTAGTGTATTGCAATGTAGAGCCGTTTAACTCAACCGATACGGATTTAATAAAAATATTGCTCCATTCAAAGTGAGCGTAGCCGTAGTAATGCACAGGTGGTGTATAATTGTTGGTTAATTTTACTTCTTCTTTTTTGCATCCAAAGACTACTAAGGATAACAAGATAATAGCTGTTTTTTTCATTTGGGTTTTATAATTTAATTCTGTCAATTATGAAAGATTTTATTTCCACCATCTCCTTATCTAACAGGTGTGGATGCTGGCGTATAGCCTCGTAATACGTTTCTATAATGTGAGGCAGTAGTTTACTTTCGTTTATACATCTTTTCTGGCAATCACCGATAAATTTATTTTTCAAATCCCCTCTAATCCTTGCTGTGATTGTTACTTGGTACTTTTCTTTTTTCTGTTCTAAGTGTGTTAATAGTTGCTCGATGTTGCGATTATACATAAATCTGTCACAATTAAGGGTTTAGCAAATGTACTAATTTAATTTTGCAATGCAAAGGTGCAACAGTTTAAATATATCAAAAATATCGAAGGGAACGAGGGTACAATACTCTTGTACAACCAAATAGGCGATAGTATTGATGAAAACGGAAACACCATTTACGGAATATCTGGCAGTTCTTTCGCTTACGAAATGCAATATCTGGCCTCTAAGTGCAACAAAATAAATGTTCGCATTAATTCAATAGGAGGCTCAGTATTTGAAGGGTACAGCATTGTTTCATCAATTTTAAACTCAACCTGTAAGGTACATTGTTATGTTGATGGTTTAGCTGCATCTAAGGCTG